AACAAATCCCATTCAACGGAACGCTGCTCATACTCTGTTGTGCTTCTTGTGAAATACAAATCAGCCGTACCAACCTTGAAAGACATGTCTGTTCCATCGGAAATTGCACCACCAACCGTAGTGTCTTCTTTCACATTGGATGTAACAGAGCTTGCCGTGCCAGAAATAGATACGCAACCGCTTGGGAACGATTGCCCATTTAATTTGCCTCCGCTAAGTCGTGCCGTAAACAAAAGATTTTTGTCCGTGTCGTAATCGAGAGAAGCACGGATGAGATTTGCACTCAGCACAAACCCAGATGTTGAACATTCAATTCGTCCACCGGATGCAGAGTAGATATCCTTACCAAGCTCATTCTCTGACATTGTAATGATACTATTTGTCAAATTGAAGATGGTTCCAGATACCTTTGTACTCTCGCCAGCGCTGTCAAAAGCGTCAACCTCGATTGCAACAAAGGAGTCCTACGAAATAGAATCTTCTTTCAAATATCGATCAACGATTTTATACTCATCTTCTGTAAAAAATGCGCTCAGCTTTGTCTTCTGATTGATACTTTGCATTGTTACATTCAGGCTGGCTACTGCGGCTGAAATCGTTTCAATTTCACTCTGTTTTGTAGTAATTTCTCGTTTCTTTGCTTTGATGTTGCTGTTTGCGGCATTCAAGTCGCTTTGCTTTTTCAATCCCTGGGCAATGCCTTGGATAATTACGGCCTGAATATTTTCCAAACTCGCAAGTTCTCCTTGCAAAGTAGTGAGCGCCGCCTGCTCTGTAACAAGCTGCGCAGTTTTCAAAGCTTCCTCAACGGTAAGGTTAAAATATTGCCGCTGATATGATTGGAAGGTTTGTTTCCAGCTTTTATACTTATCGATCATTTCTTGGCTGAAATTTTCAAGCGTCATGAAATAATCGAGGTTAATAATGTTGGTTGTACCCATTGGGTTTACACTTCGGATATCCACACCTTCTGCGCCATATATACCAAGACTTGTAACAATGCTTTCAGTATCCTCGGCAATTTCGACATCCTTAACCAAGTTATTCATTGAAAACAAAACCGGCGAAATAGCTGGCTCATTGACAATATCGCGCACATAAATCACACGATTGTATGTATCAAAGTCAAAAACACATCCATAGCTTTCCTGCAAATCAGACTTCATGAAGTTGTAAATATTCTGATCGCCACTGTCATCAAATGTGCGGTATTTGTCAATCAGTGAAGCATCCACACTGCCGACCTTCCAAGACGGCATACAATCTAAAATCATGCCAAGAATAGTTCCGCTTGGTGCAATGGGATTCCACAAATTGTATGTTCCAGCGGTCAAAGCAAGCTTCTTCAGTGTAAACTCATACTCCAATGAATAGGCTGTACAAGCTTTTACCAGTTTCACACCATCATCATTTTCCTTTGGATTTTGTAGCAGAAAGCGCCCATACCCTTTCAGGTCGATAATACGCATACCAATAACACGGTTGTAATTTGGTGTCAATTCTCCATCAACATAACCAGGAAGATCGAACGTCAGTGTGGAGATTTCGTTATAGCAAAGATCAGCCTCCACATTGAAGGCATATTTCAATACTCCAACAGGAGTATCGTCCAGATTTTGCAAAATAAGTAAAGGCGCTTCCTTGACATTAACCTTCGCAAAATCAATTACCATTATCCAATACCTCCTTTTTTTTGATAGATAAAGCGGCCACCCCGTTAAGAGTGGCCGCATAAAATTATCGCAACATATGACTTCCTATTGTATTCTTTACCCCCTTGCGCTTTGCAGCAGACAGGAGCTGACCAATAGTGTAGTCGGAATAATAATCCGCAAACCGCTTCATATTTTCCTCAGTCACATTTTGCATATGGAACTCATTGTGGATCTCAATACCTTGCTCACTTACAGAGTTATCGGTATCTCCATTGTTGTTTGTAACGGATTTCATAACCTCGGAAACCACTGGCTCCGATGCAGTCAATCCACCTACCAAAGCGTCTACAACACCGATTATTCCAGCCTTCATCTTATCAAACAATCCACTAAACTCTTCCTTGGTAAGCACTGCTTCTCCAATTTCAAGCTTAGCAAGAACCTCGTTTGGTTTCAAAGCTGGGTCTTCTCCTACAATGCCGCCAGTATGATAGGTATATTGACGATATTTGTCATAGAGCTGTTCACCGCCAACTCGATCTACATACCACACGCCATCATTGCCACGAATTGCGGTAATGCCATACTGCGCCAACATAGCACCAAGCTCAAGATTTCTCTTGTTCAATCGTGCTTTTCCATCAGCATCTGCCGCCCCATGCGCACGACTATTAGCGTACATCTCTTTGATGATCTGATGAATGACTTCTTCTGTGTACTGCTGATTCCTGATTTGCTCTTCCTCATAAGCAATACTTGAACTAATTCCACTCAACGCAGAAACGACATTTCCATATTCTTGCGCAGCGCCTCTTGCCGTCATCCACGCAGACGCGATGGAATCCTCGCCGTCAATCATATCGCCGTACTGCTTATTCCAAGTGATAAGATCTCGATATAATTGTTGCCAGTTACTATCGATTCGATCAATAGCCGCATTATAGATTTCTTCTTCAGAATCAACAGTTTCTTTTACCTTAGCGATCTCTTCATTCTTTGTGTCTTCAAAAGTCTCAGCTTCCTTATCCAAAGCGTCCACTTGCGCATTATACGCATAGTCGGCCTGGTAATCAGCCAATTCCTCTTGAAGTTGTGCCAACTCCTGAGCAAGCTGCTGTTTTTCAGCATTTGCTTCTCGGCTGTCGTCACGATCAAGCTGAGCGATTTTTGCTTGGATCTCTGCGATTTCAGCAACTCGCTTTGCAACCTCTTTTTCGTAGTCTTCCTCTTCCTCAGAGGTAGCGAGAGATTTCTTTTTCAGCTCGATAATTTTCTGGTAGTCCTCGATCTGCTGTTCAAGCGCCTCAACCTTATCTTCGGCTTCCTGACGCACCAACTCCATTGTCATTTCGATAATTTCTGTCAGTGCTTCTTTCTGCTCGGTGTAGATTTCGATTTGAGTTTCACGCAGGAGGCTATTGTACTCTTTCAAAGTCAATACGCCATCCTTAAACAGCTTATTGATTGCCGCGATCTTCTGCTTCAAATAGTCAACCTTGGTGAAATCAAGATCTCCCCAAAGCTCAAAGCTGTCCGCATACTCAATAAAGTCATCAAAGACCCCCAAAACATTTTCGGCAATCTGACCGTTAATATCTCGAATGGCGCTTTCAGCATCCCACCATGTATCAATACATTCTTGGATTGCATCGTCATTCTCTTCCAGTCCCATTGCACGAAGACGGTCTGCCTCTTCAACCGCAGCTCTTTGAATAGCTCGTTGCGCTTCAAGCTGCTTGTTGAGATTTTCCGTCATTGCATCGCCAGAGCGATTGCTGTCAAGAGCGTCATACTGACTCTCTAAATAACTGATCGTATTTTCATGCTCTTCAACAGTCGTTTTATAGATGTCGTGAAGCATGTCTTCGATGGTGTCCTGATAGTCCCACCATTTTTTCTGGAGTTCTTGGATATAATCAGAATTCTCATCCAAACCAAGAGCGCGATACGCTTCTGCCTGGTTGTGGACTTCCCTCTGCATAGCCTTATAGATCTCAATGATCTGCTCCGGAGTTCCACCGTTCTTTTCCAACAAGAAGATATCATGTTCAAAGTTTCCAAGGATTTCGTTGATATCCTCTTCCATCTTTTGCAGCGTATCTTCAAGCTGATCTTCAAGCTCTGTGTCGTCAAGTGTGGCTTCGATCTCAGCCTCAACCTGCACATGATACGGATCTCCCGTTGTACCGGTCTTATTATCTTCAATACGAAGACCAGATGTAACAACACGACCTTCTGCGTAGGCAGGAATTACACCTCGAATTCCACGGCCTGAGCCGTTGAGAATTCTCTTTGTTTCGTCGGCAGGATATACTTGGTCGCCCTCGTTCAGATGAACGATTTCAGCGCCATCCGTACCAACAAGATACGCACGATTGCCGGACTTGACAAGCTCAGCACCCTCTTCACCAACCAGCGCCTTGCCAGCAGGTGCAGAATCAGTACCCTTAGCAAATCCAAGGATACCAGCCAAGCCACCAAGAATACCGTTCTTTTGCTTTACACTGTAATAAACGGTACACTCTTTACCATCCACACTGTCAATAGCAGTTCCAATATCGTAAACCTTAGTGACTGCAACATCGGCAGCACTTCCAATGGCTTCGATTTCAGAAACCGCATTATCAGTAGATGATTCATCAAGTTCCCCTACAGCATCAGTCACGCCATCAACACCAGCCGTTACCTCGGTAAAAGTAATGGTGTCAATGTATTCCAAAGCGTCGCTTACATCTTTGACTTCGCCATTTGCATTTGCAAGAGTGATGTTGTCGGTTTCTCCAAGCTTTGTGATAAGCTCTTGTGTCTCATCATATGTATAGCCCAGATTTGCCATCAAATTTGCCAAGCCTTCATAATCCACTGTGATGGTAATGCCATTATCAGCAGCCAATCCAAGATTGGTCAAACTGGTAATCAAAGTATCAACATCGCCCGTAATCGTAAAGAGGCTTACGCCATCCAAATCCTGCAAAGCTTGCAGAATATCGTGAACATCCTTCTCGTTCTTTCCAAGCGTCAGCAACTGCTCTGTCAGACGCTCAACATTGATTGCCTTATCACCAGTTGTCTCACAAGAAAGCCCGATTTTGTCAATGACCTCAATAACCTCTGTCAGATCATAGAAGTCAATGTCGCCCCACATGGACAACGCTTCCAAACAGGCCAGTGCAGCCTCTTCGGTAATGCCCATCTTCTCTGCGATCTCTTCCAGGTTATCTGGATCAATATCAAAGAAGTAAGCGCCGGTTGCATCCTTGCCAATCTCCAAAAGCTTTTCGCCCTCTTCGTTGACAAGCTTGCCAGCCTCAGCCATTTCGTACAGTCGCTCGATAAATCCAGCGCCAGCACTTTCAGCATCGCCAAACACGGTCTTGTTGTTCTGCATAGCAGTGTAGATCTCATCAAGACCATCGCTCCATCCCCATACCGCAAGCTGTTCGCTACCGAATAAGAATTCAGCAGCAGCCCAGAAAGCGTTAGAGTTTGTTGTGCCGGCTTCAAACTGAGCGTTCAACTCTTCAAATGCTTCTGCGTAAGATCTAAAATCGGTGTCCTTCTCTTCAACAGACATTGCGGCATCATAACGAGCCTTAGCTTCTGTTACCTGATCGAACTTTCCGACCATTCCTTCGAGAGCATCATTAAGCTTCAACGCATCGTCGGTAATCAGCGCAAGACCATCACCGCCCTCAGCCATAGACTGAAGTACATTGGCGAGGAATGCGGCATTCATACCATCCTCTTCAAGAATTCCAGCAAGAATTTCGCTTTCGCCTGCAAGCTCTTCAATGGCCTGCGGTGTAATTCCATCGAGGGTTTGAAACATAGCAACAAGATCTTCCTTGGCATCTGCAAAGTCCTCAGACTCCCACAATCCCTGAATACTCTTTCTAAGTTGCTCAGTATGTCTCCGTGCGACCTCTTCCTCACTGCTATAATTCTCAATCGCAGCAGTAATCTCTTCCCATGTCGTCGCACCTTCATTGATAACTGCATTATAGGCAATCTCAAAATCTTCATCGGAAAGATCTCTCAGTTTATCTTTGACCTCTTCAATTTTGATACCCCAATTATCAATAGCATGGAAATGAGCCGCTGTTCCTGGTGTCAGATCTTCATAATCCTTTGGAACAAGCGCCTCTGCAATCGTCTGCATCTTCTGACTTACTTGCTTTGCGGCGTATTCACGCTCTTCAAGCTGGTTAAGCAATTCTGCATACTGACTTACAGAACCAAGAGCATTGTCAACGAGTTCTTCAGCGGAATAAGTCCCATCCTCATCAAAGTTCACGCTGTTTCTGACATTCTTAATCATGTCTGCGCGGAACTGTTCAAACTCGTCCAAAGTCTCAGGATTTGCAAGCTTTTGTGCGGCAAGAAGCGCATCTTGTGCAATCATCTGATTTTCCGCATCAATCTTCTTGATAGCGTCAGAAAGAGCAGCATCGTATTCGTTATATGCGTCCGCAAGAACTTCAAATACAGGGTTTTCGCTGCCAAACTTGTCTCCGACAGCATTCATAGTATCGCGCAGATACTCATAGTTTTCCATCAAATCGGAGAACTCGACATCTTCCAATCCGCCACCTGTGCTGTACACACTTGGCAGGAAAATCGTGCCGCCACCCTTAGAGCCAGTATCATCAATTCCAGTGAAACCAAGCTCTTTGAGGTATGCCATTGCTTTGCCGGCCTCTTCTCCGATTGCGGAGAACATATTATTGCCATCAAAATATCCGTCAAGTTCATCTACGGCATCTTCCTTAGCAATATCAGCAGCGCGAATACCTTGTGAAATGTCTGTTTGCAACTGCTGTCTTGCCGCGTCAATGATTGAGTCACGCAAATCAACATAGTCGCCAGACAAATTCTGGACTGCAACTCCTTGCTCTTCCAAATAAGCAATCAGCTCATCTTGAATGCTGATAAGATCTTCTTGTGATCCAGTCCCATTTTCTACAGCGTAGCTGAGTTCCAGATAAGATGTAGCAAGATCATACAGTGTGTTTGCATTCTCTACAGCAGCGTTTCCAGCTTCCAGCGCCGCCTCTTTTGCTTCTTTTTGCTTATTGATAAGTGCTGTGATACCAGATACGATTGCATTGATAGCAAGTCCGATACCAAGGTTGATGAGCATATTCAATGCTGTCTTCAACACCTGCACACCAACAGCAGCCGCCTTAGAAGCAACGCCCATTGCTGTAGTTGAAGCAGAAGCGCCTTGCATGGCGCTCTTATATGTTGTTGTTGAAGCGGCGGCATCATCGGTGACACGAACCGCTGTCTTCAGATTATTACTACCACGACCAATCGTATCGTTCCAGATAATCTGTCTTTGTGTTAAATCGTTTGTTGATTTTCCGAGGCCAGAAATCTTGGTATTATACTCTTCCAGCAAACGGATATCATTTTCAAGCTCTGCCTTTCCAGTATTCCATGCAAATGAGATACCAGTGCCAGTTCCAAGCCAGTTCTTTGAAGTTGTACTCTTGAGAAGCTGCATCTTATCAAAGAATGGTGTGATTGTTGCAAGCAGTGTTGGGAACGCACCAAGCGTCTCAACAAGCTCTGTCAGCCAACCAAGCAATCCAGTACCAGCATCAAAAACGCCCTTGATAAGTTCACTATCAAGAATAGCATTTGCAAGTGCCTCATACTGAGCCTGGAAGGTCTGCTGCTTGGCCTGAATACTATCCATCCACTTTTCATGCTCTTCCAGTGCGGAACCTTCTGCATCCATAGAAGTTTCCATGACCTTAACTGCGTCCTTCATGTTGGTAAGTGCAGCAGCAAGAGCATTACCCTGTCGCTTGCCAGCCAAAAGCTCCAGCAAAGCGGCCTGGTCAATATCGCTCATCTTTTCCCATACTTCACTAATACCAAGAATAATATCGTAGGTACTCTTGAAGTTGTCGGCATCGAGCATGATATCAAAACCACCAAGACCATCTACATTGGTCAGCGCCTTAACCTTCTTCTGCAAAGAAGCTGTACTCTCTGCCATGTACTCGGTTTCAAGTCCAGCGGCTTCCAGTTCGGTTGTAGCGCCGCGAATACGCATGGAAACAGTCTTCCACATCGTACCAACCATTGTTGGATCTTGGATAACATTGTTTGCGGCAACCATCAAAGCGATAGACTCGTCGATGGTGTTGTTTGCAGCGGCCAGAGCAGAAGCGCTTCGTTGCATAGCTTCGCCAATACCGCCAGAACTGATGGCGAAGTTGTTGCCCACCTCATTGAACTTGTCAACGATCAGCATTGCATCCTCAGTCTGGATGTTAAATGCCTTCATGGTGGAAATGATAGAGCTGGTAGCGTCCTCAACACCATTGATTTCGTCGCCAACCACGCTGTAAATTGTAGCTACCTCAGCCAGAGATGCAGCATCGTCCATTGTATAACCAAGACGAGCAAAATCGGAAGTGGCGGTTACAAAGTCAGCATAAGAAGCACCGATCTGAACTGCTTTGTCAGCAGCGGTTGAAAGGAACGCATCGTAAGCAGCGTCAGTTTCATTTGTGACCTTTTTCAATTCGGTCATTGCGGTATCCAGATCAACAACCGCATCGTAAAGACCAGTTACACCACGCATGACACCGGCGATAACACCGCCAAGAACCATCCATGTTCCCATCTTTACAGCATTAGCCTTCAGCTCATCAAACAGAGAACGACTATGCTTTCCAGCACTGATAAGCTCCTGCTCAAACAGGCGAATTTTTGCATTCAGATTAGTCAGTTCTTTTTGTGAACTTATAACCTGAGACTCATCAAACAACGCCTGCCATTTACCCAGAAGATTCGGATCGCTTACAAATCCACTGTAAGTATTCTTCAAATTCTGAATTCTGAGCTGTGCTGTCTGAATATTAGAGTTCAATCTTTCTGCATCCAAAATCTTTCCGGATGCAGAACTATCAAGCTTCATCTGCTTAAACTGCTGGGAAATGAGAGAAAGCTGATGACGATATGCGTCAAGATCTGTTGGATCTAATGCGTTATCAAGTGTGGTCTTAGCCTTATTAACAGCAGCTTCAAAATCTCCGCCGAACAATCCTGCGTTAGTCCACTTCTTGATATCTGTTTGCAATGCCGCTTGAAGCTCAGCCTTCTTGTTAGAGAAGGTGGCAGCATTCAAATCTGTTGCGGCATAAGCAGTAGACTGCAGCTCCTTAGCGTAGCGTTGGAGATCTGCAACCATCGAATCGATCTCGCGTTTATGATCTGCTGAAAGCGTTGTGTTTGCGCTCTTGATCTCTTCGATTCTCGCCTTAACCTCGCTAAGCTTGGTTTGATATTGGTTATATTGCTCCATATCTCCAAGCAGAGGCTTCGATGTATTTACCAAAGTTCTGCTGGTGATATCAGCAATTTTAGTGTCAATTCTATTCAGGTAATTAAGCGTCTGCTCAAGACCACTGCCAGCATTTTTATCTGACAGGATAGAGTTGCTCTGAACAAAGCCATTGAAAGACTTCGCCCCTTCTTTGATCTTTGCAAGCTCAAAATTGAACTTCTCAACAACGCCATCTGCCTTGGTGACACTTGCGGTAAAACTCTGAATGTTACCCTTCGCATCCTTAAACACGTTGGTAACATCAACCTTACCCATTTTGCTGAACTCAGTCTGCACACGAGAAACGATATCTTTGACACCACTGAAATACTTCTGACCATCGGCCTGAAGTTGCACACTGTCAAATACCTTGATCTGCGCACCCTTGCCAGCTCCACTTGTATTTACCTGTTTGGCGATTGCCTGCAACTGACTCTGGACTGACTTAACAGAGCTTTCTTCAAGCGCAACCTTCAAATTGATCTTGTGCGCCTCGCCAAGCTTCTTTGCCAAGCTGCCCAACTGCGAATCCATACTTTGTTCGCTGCTATCATCAACAATCGCTTTTACAAGAATTTGCAGTTCGTCCACGCAATCACCTCACTTTCAAATTGTTTTGTTAATTCCTTGTAGAATAGAAAAAGCATAGCCGTTATTTCACAGCTATGCCTTGTCTTTTAAGTCCATTTTTCAATGCGGTTGTACAAGCTCCAGACGCTTCAAGACGCTCAATCGTCTTTGCGGTAAATGGTCTTGCCTTTGGCTTAGGCCAATAATCATATCCTGGATCTCCAGACATGCTACGGCCAAACTCAATCAGATATTGCAAGTTTTTATTTGTTGTCGCAAACTCTCCACTCGCTCCGTTCAAATATGGATTTGGCACAGTTACATTTACAACAGACAAAATTCCATTTTTAGCCACACCGCCCTTGATTACAATATTGTATGAATCTCCGAAACCGTCATACTCACCACGACGACGATAATATCCAGATGTCGGCTGACTATACACCACATCTACGATTGTATCTGCCTCAGTCTCTTGTACAACTGGATACACATCTTCAGTCAAAGCACGATCAACAGACTTTCTAATGTAGGCCATAAGATCGGCGGTGCTTTTGAATTGTGGCATACAATCACCTCAAAAAAACAGAGAGGACAAATTTACTCTGTCCTCTCTAAATCATTTTGTTCCTGTTTTCGCTTTTGCAATTCTTCTTCAAGTACCTCACGATAACTCTTATGCGTTTTCACATACCATTCTGCATACGCTCTGCCGATTTTATCATACAAAAACGCACCGATAAATATTGTGGCAAAAGCAAGCACAGGCGAAAGGGGTAGTAACACAGTTGCTACCACAATGAGTACAACCCACCCCTTACTATTCGTTTGAGCTTGACTTGGACGAGATCTCTTTTTCATAGGATCACCCCATAAATAGAATTATCTCCATTTTACAGTAATCTCGCCATCCAGTCAACGCATCACATATATCTCAAATTATCTGCGTGTTGGCTGATCCATCCTCGATAGTTGGTACGCAGTTCACATACTGCACAACGATTATCCTCGGAAAACCAGTCCAAATAACGAGAAAACCCCGATCTCTCAGGGTTTTTGTACAGATCGATTTGTCCGCAATGACCAATCACAACAACCTTGCAGCTATCATGAATTCTGGTCAACACTTTCATAAGCTCGTCAAAATAGAAGTTTTGCGCTTCATCAATAATAACGACCTTATTCTCAAAATTTGTACCGCGCAAGAAGGTGTGCGTCATGCACTTAATATAGGCTGTCTGATATTTTTCATTGATGCCATTATCGAAAAACGCCGTATTCCGATTAACACCAATCTTATCCAACGCCTGATAAAACGGCTCGAAATAAGGTTCTGACTTTTCCTCGATAGATCCAGCCAAATAACCTTGTTTCTGCTCCTGCGTTGGAGACGCAATATACACAATTCCCTCATAGAAACCGTACTGACACAAGAGGTCTGCGGTTCCTGTTGCGATTGTGGTTTTTCCAGTACCAGCCTTTGCATCGCAAAACACGATCAGCTTTTCTGGGTTCCAAATTGCATCACGAAAACGAGCCTGGTCTTCATCCAATGTCAGCCCATAAAAAGGAAGCCCCGCAAGTGACTGCGGAGCATTCTTCTTCAGCATGTCGTCCGGTGTATTCTTTCGCGCCATAAACCGGCCTCCTTACATAATTTCGTCGATATCTGAAATAATTCTATCTGCGATGCCATACTTGATCGCATCTTCGCTGAACATAAACCAATCCCTACGATAGTTCTTTTCCAGAAGATCCTTTGGGATTTTGGTATGCTCCAAAATGAAATTGCACACACGCTCTTCTGATTCCTTGGTGAATTCCAAATTATCCAAAACCTTGCCAGTATCACCGATAGCTCCAGTAGAACCGTCGTGGATCAGAATAGAAGTCGTGTCAAAGATAAGTCGCTTATGACCGGCCATCAGCAGTAATCCGCCGCTGCTGTATGCTCGTCCCATACCAATCGTGATAACCGGAGTTTTTGAAAGAGCAATCACGTTGGCAGTAAACAGCGTAACATTAACATCGCCGCCGTTAGAATTGATAAAGATTTTGATCGGCTTTCTTTTCTCAACAGGAACTCCGCTGTCTTCTTTGTTCCATTTGAAAATGTACAACGGAATATCAATCATACAGTCGTTAATGATATCGTTCCAAACAATCTCCCTATCCCGTAATCTGCGATAGAATTCTACCAGTTCAGGGGGGGGTAATGTGGTGTCCATCAGCGTACCAATATCTTCAAAATCCTCTTCAAACAATGCTCTGTTCATAATGCGCCCTCCATTGTTACTGCTTTGTGCTTTTCTCCACAATCGCTCTCGCCATATCCTGAGCGGTCACTTCGGTATTCTTCGCCATTCCAGCCATACCGGTAATAAACTCGGACATTTGTTCACCACTTACACCATCAAAAAGAGATGCCATATTATTTGTGACACGCTCAATCTCAGATGTAAGCTTACGGATCTGAGCCTCTTGACCGAAGAGCATTTTCTGCTTTTCAAATTCAATACGCTCATGAATACAACCCTGAATCATGTTGTACTGGTGCATATCAATCGTGTTCATAATTGCACCGATGATTTCACTTGCACCCATAACAAGGTCATACGCCTTGTTGGTGTCAGAAGGCATTGTAAAGTTGCCGTAGTATGTCAGAATGTTCTTGCCACAAATATACTCCTTCGCCATAGGGACAATCAGCATGTCATCTTCCATGATTGTTGCACTTACGACATCCTCAATAAAACGCATGGTTTCCTCAAGAGAAAGACGCTTCTTTACCTCGCAGGTAATTTCGTCATCTTCTCCGATAGAGAAGGTCATTGTAACTACGTTTTCAGGCCACACATGCTTGCAGAACTTTTCCAACGCATTGATGGAAACATTACTCTTTTTCTTTGCCATGAAGTGTCTTCCCTTCTAAGTTAAAATGGTTGACCGCATAATGCCCAAGACAAATCGCATCAGATAAGTTGTCATTATCCGTATCAACATTAAATTTCTCTTTTACAAACTGGATCGAGAGGATCTTCGACTCCTTCTTTCCAGACGCTTCCAGGGCTTTAATTTTTTCTTTGATTTCTTTTGAACTCCGACCTCTTGCCTTGCAGTAGTTCTGCCATTGTGTCGGAGCCACAAAATCGTACAAGTATTCGTTCTTCTCAAAAAGATTCACGAGGACACCCTGTAATTGCGCAAGTTTCTTGAACGACTGCACATTCATACGAAGCTGGATATCTTCAATGAAAACAGCCGAAATACCATAAGCCTTGATAATTGTGTCTACAAGACTTTCAATCGCAAGAATAGCCTTGGCATATGTATAATCCTTACTTCCAAAAGAAAAGGTTCCATATGTCTCAAGCTTTTTGCTCTCATAGTCAAATACAGCCCATGCGCCATTTCTTGCTTGATCTATTGCCAAAATCTTAATACTATCATCCTCCGTCATAAGAAAAAGAAAGGGAGAGGTTATTCCTCTCCGCTTTCTACATCATGTGAAGGGATTTCTACCTCTGGTTTTGGCTGGCGCACCTCTGAAATGCGAACCCTGCCATTCTTCATTTCATAATAGATTTCCTCTCCCACGCACTTTTCAATGCCGCAGGACTTTGGGAGGCAAACCTGAACTTCTTTCAGTTCATTGCCGACCTCCATCAGCGCCATAACAACGCACAACTCGCCAGCACAAGGCAGAACTTCGCTCACAAAAATCTTCTTTTTACCCATTGTTCGTCACCTTGCCTCAAAAAAGTTGAGGGGAGGGATTTTACACCCTCCCCGTTTTATCTCGCATTAGCGATCAATACTTCACCATCTGGATCATAGCGCCAGTGTCAGAATCTCTCATGACCTCGCACTCGAAAGTAGTGGTGGAAGGATCGCCTTCGGCAGCAAAGCCCAGCTCCAGGTTAGAAGTAAACTTCAGGTTAGGAATTGTGACCTGGAATGCCTCGTCCTTACCGGTCTTCTGGTTACGAAGCACGGTGTCGCCAACCAGCTTGTAAGTGC